AGAGGAGTCTCAGTGATGTACAGGTAGGGAGTAGTCTTTCATCAGCACCTTGTGCAGCGCAGAACCACCGGATCGTTGTTCGAAGGACAGATCAGCAAACTCGTGTAGCTCCATGACTTCGTAACCGTGTAAGCGATATCGCTTAAGCAGGGCTGAGTCACTGAACTTGAGTATTGGATCGTCTTCGGCACGTTCGACTTTGTATTCCAAGTCTTTCTGGACCATCTTTGTGGCAGCCTCAGAAGGAGTGGTTACACCAGTGGATTGGCGGAGGTGAGAGATTAGAGGAGAGTGGACGCGGGGAAACATTCCTTGAATTAAGGCGGCTTGGAAATCGCGCGCACGTGGCTGCAACGGTCCCTTGCCGGGTAGGTCACCATGACACATACCAGAAGAACGAAAGAATACACCTGCATTGAGTACAGGTTGCATATTCCCATCAACGTCGTATGCGGGTGAGGTTTTCAAGAACTGTAAGTCCTCATCGATTTCACACTTCTCCATCGTGACAATGTATCCGGCTGTAGCAGCGGCGAACTTTAGTCCAGCCTCGCTGAGGTCAAGGGATTCTGCTAGCGCAATACCAATGGTAAGGCTGGCAACATTGTTCAGACTAGTAGTGAGTGTAGATCCTGAGTATAATATAGGCTCGCGCGGCTTAAGGATAACCTTCTCAAGTCGTTTGCCGGAGTCGGATCGAACGGTGATTGGCATCATACACTGAGCAATGCACCCATCGACGTCTTCCTGCATCTTCTCAGGGAAGAGAGAGCGGTAGACATCGAATAGTGCTTTGGTGTGTGACTTATCACAATCCGAAATGTCAACATTGTACATGTCGACTCGACCTGATGGATGGCGTACGGAAAAACAACTGTCATCCGAGAAGAAGACAAAAGTGGCCCGATGGCGCGGGTGTAGGAGTTTATCGAATACTTCCCGCATCATAGAATATGATGGGGCTTTACAAAATATAAACTCACAACCGGCGTGGATAAAGGTGGCCTTTGATTGTGCTTCTTTCATGAATGAGGTGAGGCGGAACCCTAAAAGCGAGGCGACGACACCTAAGTCGACGATAATTCTCATCTTTTTACCGTGTTTGGCAATCTCGTCTTTCTTGGCCTTCATAGCCACACGATCGACCCATCCCTTCCAGTTAAACTGGCCGCTCTCAATGAGTTCTTGAAAACCAGCGATCCGGAGTGCACGTTTAACGTGTGGATCCGCATGGTGTTGCAAGGCTTCAATGAAAGCGTCCTGATAACCTTCGAAATGGGGTTCGAGGAGACGACGGTATAATATAAATATATTTTGGTGGGACTGTAGAAATTTTCCCTGGAGCGCACGTAACACCTGCTCTAACCCTGGACATTCCGGTTTACGGATACACGTCAACCGGCGCAACCCATGTACCAGATTGACATTATCATCTTGGTATATGAGTGCTTCCGAGCTGACGGAAGGTCCAAAGACAGTGCGGTATATGTTGCGCTTCATGAAATCTTTCAACGGTACACCGGAGGGGAAATTAATTTCGCCATTAGGAAGGAAATACTCCTTTCCCTTCAAAATGTCGAACTTGTCATTCCAGACAAATCTTCCTTCTACGGTTACCGAGCTAGTCCCCCAGCGAAATACGGGACAGTAAGTTGGGGAGGTCGTACTGCCCGGTTGTAGAAATCCGGCCCGCTCTTGGTGAGGGGTGTGCTCATCTCCATCCGCAACGCGCGAACCACGGAGTGGTTCATGAACAACATTACTGTGTTGCACGTTACTTGAGTGAGTGGCACCTTGTGTACCTCTACCATTTGATAGATGGTGCTACCGAGGTACGAGTTAAAGAATTTAACTCCCTCGGGTGTGCGCGATATTACTAGGCGCTTGGCTAGCACTGGATCTTCATAGAGGAGGTCCAAGACGGAGGGATCTACAAGCCCCATCGTCATGTGTGTGTACCCGGCTGATTTCAAGTACTGGGCTACTTCCCGATAGTAGCGTTTAGCAGTAATGCTTGTGGTGAACCAGTCGAACCAGGTAACCTGCTCGTGGAATGCTGGGACTATTTCCTCAACCGTCGTGTACTTAGCGTACAGGCGATCGGGGATATATTCCCAGGTGGTGCGTGCCCCGGGCAGGATTTTGCAGAACCCCAACCACAGTGCTGACCACATCCCAACATCTGGCATCGCATTCGATGAGAGGTATATAGGCTCGCTTTGGTAAGGGCATGGCAGCGGGCCGTAGGGATGGAGTTGAGCAAGGTGGGGGGCTATCGGGGCCAACTCTTCGGCAGAAGGAACCTCTTCTTGAGCTTCGTCTTCGTCCGAGAATGACCCGTCGTGCACCGTGTCCACTTGGGGTGGTGACTCCACGACTGTGTGTTTTCCGTCCAGCTTGACTTCTGGAGGCGCAACGACGTCGGGGATGTTAGCAGGGGCGGAGTTATCCTCCACGGCAACTAACACAGAGGCTCCATCCTCAGCAGCAACCGCAGGTGCGGGAGCGGCCGGGGCAGCTTTGAATTCCGGGACGTCCTTCTCGAACGCCTCCAGAACCTCGTCTGCCTCGGCCCGGAGTTGTGCGGGTGTGCGATGCGCAAGGCCATCTAAAAACGCCAAATCCGGATTGATAGCCGGAGGGCGTGTGAAGTCGGGACCGTATTCAACAGTCTGCGGCTCCGTTAGCGGGCTCTTGGTCTCGCCCACCAGCACATGCTTCTTGGGCTTGCTTTGGGGGGAGGGGGTCACCACAGCAGTGGTCTTCGCCTCCAGAGGGGCGGTAGAGTTGTCAACCTCTTCACAGGCATTGACATCAGCGAACATCTC